AATCGCTCGTGCTTCAGAGCCGAATCCGCCACGGCGGCAACCCCGTGCTGTCGTGGATGGCCGCGAATGTGACCGTGGAGACGAACGCCTTTGAGGACGTGCGGCCGGTGAAGAAGAAGAGCACGGGTCGCATCGACGGGATCGTGGCTCTGATCTTCGCTCTCGGTGGCTGGGAGTCTTCGCAGATCACGAACAAGCCCGCCGCCGAACCCTCCATCCTGATCCTATGATCGCACCGAACACCCGCATCCTCTGGCTCCCCGGCGACGATTCCCGCAACTGGGACTATGAGTCGGGCGGCTGGGCGTCGAGCAACCGCAACCCGTCCGGCGTGAAGGTGGACGCCGAGACGGCTCTCCGCTCGACCACGGTGCTGGCTAGCATCCGCGTTCTCTCGACCAGCGTCGCCGGGCTCCCGCTGCATCTGTACCGCCGGCTGCCGGGTGGCGGGAAAGAGATCGCCCGCGAGCATCCGCTCTATCGCATCCTGCACACGCAGCCGAACTCGTGGCAGACCTCGTTCGAGTGGCGAGAGCAGATGATGCTGCACTTGCTCACGCATGGCTTTTCCCTCGATGAGAAGGTCTACAGCGGCGGTCAGATCAGCGAGATCGTTCCGCTGCACCCGAGCCGCGTCAAGACCGAGCAACTGGAGAACTACCGGCTCCGGTACACCTACCGCGAGGCGTCGGGTACTTCGACCGTCTACACGCAAGATGCGATTTTCGCGGTACGCGGGATGTCGGATGACGGCGTGAACGGCATGAGCATGATCGAGCTCGCCCGCGACGCGATCGGGCTGGCTCGGGCTCTGGAGATTCATGGGGCGACCTTTTTCGGCAACGGTGCCCGGCCCGGCGTGATCCTCTCCACCGATCAGATGCTTTCGCCCGAGGCTGCCGAGAACACTCGGAACCAATGGGAACGCGCCCATCGCGGCCCCGACCGAAGTCATAGAACGGCAGTCTTGCAGGGCGGGCTCAAAGTCACTGAGCTCGGCGGGAACAACCAGGAGGCTCAGTACCTGGAGGCGCGGAGGTTCGCAGTCGAGGAATGCACTCGCATCTTTGGCGTGCCCGGACATCTCGTCGGCGATTTGACCAGAAGCTCGTTTTCAAATATTGAGCAGCAATCGCAAGATTTCCTCACGAACGGGTTGATGCCTTGGTTGCGTCGGATTGAGTCTTCGATCGCTCGCGACTTGCTCGACGGCGATGACGAGTATTTCGCGGAGTTCGACACGCGGGGCTTCCTGCGTGCCGACGCCACGACCCGCTCGGCGTACTACAACACGTTGTGGAACTTGGGCGTCGCTTCTGTCAATGAGATCAGAAGCTGGGAGAACATGAATCCCGTCGAAGGCGGCGACACGCGGTTCGTGCAACTCAACATGACCACGCTGGAGAAGGCGGCAGCCGAGCCCGAAGTGCCGGCGACCGTGGTCGAGGAGATCGTGGTGGACGAGACCGCCCCGGCTCCCGAGCCTGTCGCGGATGCCGCTCCGGTCGAGGCGGAAGAGGGGCCGCAGATCGCCGACGTTTCGCTGAACGGCGCCCAGGTCTCCAGCCTTTTGGAGATCGTCGCTCAATACAACGCCGGGCTACTGAACGAACAGGGCGCGAAGGCGATCATCGCCGCCGCGTTCCCGGGCATCCCGGCTTCGACGGTCAACGCGATCATCGCGGGCACGAATACCGATCCGGTCGCGATGCCGGGCGAGGCTCCAGCCCCCGAGCCGATTGCGGAGCCCGAGGCTGCCGCCCCCGAGGAAACCTCGCAGCGTGCCGCCCCCGGCAGCGTCGCGGAGGGCGACTTCGTGTCGTGGGATTCCTCGGGTGGTCGTGCTCGCGGGCGGATCGATCACGTCATGGACTACGGCACGCTGGACATCCCCGGCACCGACTTCACGATCGACGCAACCGAGGAAGACCCCGCCGCCCTCATCACGGTTTACGAGGAAGTGAGCGGCGGATGGCGACCGACCGAGACGCAAGTCGGGCACAAGGTATTGACGCTCACGAAGATTGACCCGCTGCCCGAGCCGCCGCCGGTTGAGGAGAACTCCTACGGCAAGCCGAAGCGAAAGGGGCGACGCCGTGGCGGCTAGGTACGATCACATCGACTTCACGCCCCCAAGTGGAGTTCGCGAAGAAGCCGCTCGCGGCCTGGCGTGGCGTGACGAGTACGGTCGTGGCGGAACCGCCGTTGGTGTTGCTCGCGCCCGCGATCTATCGAATGGCGTGAACATCAGCCCCGAGACCGCTCGGCGGATGAAGGCTTATTTCGATCGGCACGAGATCGACAAGCAAGGAAAGGGCTATAGCCCAGGCGAGGACGGCTTTCCATCAGCCGGCCGCATCGCCTGGGCACTTTAGCTTTGGGGCGGCGACCCTGGACAAGATTGGTCAAGCAAACTGGTGCGGCAGATAAACGCCGCCGACGAGGAGGGCAGGAGCATCATGGGCAACATCGAACGACGTTCCTTGGCGATTGACGAGATCGAGTCGGCGGTGCCGCTGCTCGCGGTCGAGAGCCGCAGCGAGGATGACGGCAGCGAGCGTGAATGGGTTGTGGGCTACGCCGCGAAGTTCGGCGTGCTCTCCCTCGACCTTGGCGACTTCGTGGAGCGGATCGATCCCGGTGCCTTCGGCATCGTCGCCGAGCGTCGCGGCCGGCGTCGCCCGCTGGAGACGCGGGCTCTCTGGAATCACGACCCGAACTACCCGCTCGCCCGATACCCTGGCACGCTGCGGATGACGGTCGATGAGGTCGGGCTGCGGTACGAGTTCCCGGTGCCCGACACGACCTATGGGCGGGACATCGCCTCGAACATCCAGGCGGGCATCGTCAAGGGCTCGTCGTTCTCGTTCACCGTGCCAAGCGGCGGCGACTCGTGGGCGGTAGAGGACGGCCGCAGCGTGCGGACGATTCAGCGGATCGACTCGTTGCTCGATGTCGGGCCGGTGACGTTTCCTGCGTATCCCGACGCCGATGTGAAGGTCGCCCAGCGGTCATTCGATCAGTACCGGCAGCAGCGGGAAGTGGAGGCGGCGAGGCGGTCGCTCGCCCGGTCGCGTGCCGCCGAGATCCGCGAGTATCTGAGGCAGCATGGCCGCTAGTGGCGATTCGTGCCCCCGGTGCCGCGATGGCAAGTACGCCGTCGCGTCGAGTGTTCGCAGCGGCGAGTATCAGACTCGCTATCTGCGGTGCTCGCGGTGCGGCTGCACCGACAAGCAGATCGTGCCCGCCGCTGAAGTGCGGCGGAAGTCTTTTACTGCCGAACGTGCCTAACTGCATGGTTTCGGGGCACGGCTCCTAGGTTCGGGATAGGCGAGACGCGAGTGCGTCGCCGCGACCCCGAATACAGGAGCGATCCTCGTGGACAAGATCAAGGCACTGCTCGAAGAACTGGCCGCCGTCGTTGCCGAGATGGAGGCGATGACCGAGGACGCGCCCGAGGGCGAGGCTCCCGCCGAGCCCATGACCGAAGAGCAGGAGGCTTCGCTCCGCAGCCTGGAGGCGAAGGCCGACAAGCTCCGCGAGCGGATTGAGTTCTTGCAGCGAGTGCAGGCGAAGGAACTGGAGCTCCGCAGTGTGCTGGAGCGGGCCGCCCCTGCGAAGAAGGTCGAAGCCACCGAGGAGACCCCCGTCGTGGAGAAGCGTAGCGTGTTTGCGATTCCGAAGGCGTCTCGTCCCCTCCGGGGCTTCCGCAGCGAGGAGAGGGCTTATCGCGCCGGCATGGCGATCAAGGCCGGGCTGCTCGGTGACGAGGAGGCCCGTCGGTGGTGCCTCGATCACGGCGTGCAGAGCCGGGCTCAGGCCGGCGGCATCAACTCGCTCGGCGGTGTGCTTTCTAATGACGAACTGTCATCGGAGATCGTGCGATTGGTCGAAGAGTTCGGTTCGTTCCAAGCGAACGCCCGCGTGCAGACGATGAACAGCGACACGCTGCTCATTGCCCGTCGCACCGGCGGTCTGACCGCGAAGCCGATCGGCGAGAACGCCGCCCCGACTTCGACCGACGTGACCTTCGACAACATCCAGCTCGTCGCGAAACTGTGGGGCGTCGATAACAGGGTGCCCATGAGCCTCATGGAAGACTCTGTGATCGACCTCGCCGATGCGATGGCGGTCGAGATCGCCCAGGCTTACGCTGAAGCGTTCGACAACGCCGGCTGGGTCGGCACCGGGGCGGGCGACCCGTACCACGGCACTGTGGGCGTGGCGACCGCGATTGTGGACGGCACTCACTCCGAGAGCGTTGTGACGGCCGACAGCGGCAACACGACTTTCGGCACACTCGACCTTCTCGACTTCACCAACGTGGTCGCGAAGTTGCCGGTCTACAGTCGGCGGAATGCCAAGTGGTACATCTCTGCCGCTGGATACGGTTCCTCGATGCTGCGGCTGATGATGGCTGCCGGCGGCAACAACGTCGCCGATGTCGCTGGCGGTGCCGGGGCTTCGTTCCTTGGATACCCTGTCGTGACAGTGCATCCCCTGGAGTCGGCTCTGACCGGCACCACGGGCAAGGTCGCCTGCCTGTTCGGCGATCTCTCGCAGGCTGCCACGATGGGTCTGCGGCGTGAAGTGACGGTGAAGACCGACGCGTCCCGCTTCATTGAATATGACCAACTGCTGACCTTCGCGACCGCTCGCGTCGCGATGGTCGCTCACGACCTGGGCTCGACCACGAAGGCTGGCCCGATCGTTGCCCTCAAGTTCGCCTGAACCCTGACCCTCTAGGAGACTCCTGACAGTGAACCATCTCGAAGCGACGAAGACGGTCGTGGGTTCGACCGTGACCTCGGCGGCTGGCACCGCGACCCTGACCATCGACACCCTCGGCTATGACTACGCGTCGGTCGATGTGGTCGTGGCGGTCTCGGCGACCCCGGCGAACACCTCGGCGTCGATCCTGAACGTGCTGACGCTCTCGCAGGGCGACACCAACACGGCGGGCTCGTCGGTGTACACCGTGGCGGTTCCCGCCGCGAGCGTGGCCGTGACGGCCCAGCCCAGCGTGGTGCGGCTCGATGTCGATTGCCGTGGCAAGGGCCGCTACCTCAAGGTGGACGCCACCCCCGCCTCCAGCCTCGCCACCACGATCGTGGCTCGGCTCGGCAAGGGTGAGCAGGGCCCCGAGTCGGCTTCCGCCAAGGGCGTGCTCGCTAAGTATTCCGGCTGATCGCTTGACAGCCTCAACAGATTAGATGGCGGGTGCGGCATGAGCCGTGCCCGCCATCTCTGTTTTGAGGGCTCCATGATCGTCAAGGTCGGCGGCACGGATGTCGATGTTCGGATCGAGTGCGTGATGAGCGGCCCGCGCTTCGGCCCGCTCGCGAATCTCTTCGGCTGGGCTCAAGCACTCATGCCGCTCGGCATTCGCCCGACGCTCGGGCAGGGAGCTCTCTGGGGGCAAGTGCTCCAGCGGTGCATGGAGCAGTTCATCGACTCGACCGAGTTCATCCTCACGACTGACTTCGATTCGTTCTGGGGGCAGCGGGAAGTCTCCGAGCTCGTCGCCCTGGCGATGGCTTTCCAGTGCGACGCGTTGGCTCCGCTGCAAGTGAAGAGGGAGGACGGTCGCCCGATGTTCACGTTACCCGGCACGCTCGACAAGCCGCCCGAGGGCGGGTCTACCGAGCTTCCGATGAGTTGGTTCGCCGAGCCCGTGCAGGAAGTCGATAGTGCTCATTTCGGCTGCACGCTCATATCGACTCGGGCTCTCAAGCGAACGCCGAAACCCTGGTTTCAAGACCAGCCGAACGACAAGGGCGAGTACGGCGACGGGCGGGTAGACGCCGACATTCACTTTTGGCGTCAGTTCCGAGCCGCCGGCAACCGCGTCTATGTCACGCCTCGCGTCTCGATCGGGCACGGCGAGTACGTCTCGGTCTGGCCCGGCAAGGATCTTCAGTCCCCAGTGTTTCAATACGTCGGCGATTACACCGCCAATGGTAAGCCCAAAACTGCATGGAGTGCCCCAGGATCGTGAAAATCAAACTAGTACGGAACTATTCGACCTACACGGTAGGTCGGGTTGTCGATTGCGAGAACGAGACGGCACAGCGGCTCATCCGCGACGGCATCGCCGTGCGAGAGTCGCAGATGGATTTGATCGAGACGGCGACGGTCGAGCCCGAGGTCGAGCGGGCTGACGCAAGGCCGCGACGCGGCAGGAAACCGAATGCGATACCGCAGCCTCAAGACTCTGACTCAGCCGGCGGTTGAGCCTGTATCTCTTGCCGAGGCGAAGGCTCACTGCCGGGTCGATGTCGATACCGACGATGCTCTGATCGCTGCCTACATCAAGGCGGCTCGCGAGTGGTGCGAGGCGTACTGCGACGAGACGTTCGTGCATACGCAGTATCGGATGACGCTCGACTCGTTCCCGGTCGAGATCGAGTTGCCACGCCCTCCGATGGCGACCGCCGGCACGACCACGGCGGTGAGCGTGACCTACACGCTGGAGAACCAGAGCACCGCTACGCTCTCGACCACCGAGTACCGGGTTGACCGTGACAGCGTGCCGGGCGTTCTGCGCACGAACTACAACGGCTCCTGGCCGTCGCACTTGCTGGACTACAACGCGGTCGCTGTGACTTGGTGGGGCGGTCGTGACGGCGACGGGGCGAGCGTGCCGCAGCGGGTCAAGAACGCGATTCTCTGGCTCGTGGGCATGTGGTACGAGCGGCGGATGGCGGCTGATGCGGTGAACCTCAACGAGATTCCGTTCGGCGTAAAAGCGTTGCTCGATAGTGCGAAGTGGGGGAGTTACCGATGAGCCAAGTCAAAGGCACCATCTCGGTTGATCTCGCGTTCACCGACAGTACGACAGTGAGCGGGGCACAGTCGCTCAAGACGATCACGATGCGGGATGCGACCGAGTACACGACCGGCAAGGTTGCGGTTGTGACGGGGACGGTGGGGACGGCGGCGGTCTCACTCTACGCCGTTGACGGCTCGGGACTCGCCAACCTCTATAAGAATGCAAACGGAGACGCAATCGGGGCAATCAGTCCGGCACTGATTGCACTGAAGGCGAGTAACACAGTCATCGTAGAAGACACCGATCTGGGGTTGTTCAAGATGGTATCGAGCAACAACTTGATCGCCTCGTGTAGTGCGCTTGGCTCTTCGGCCGGGCAAATCTTTGCAAACGCTGGAACTGCCTCTTACACCGTGATTCTTTACGCCACATGATCGACCCCGGCCGCCTCCGCGAACGTGTGACGATCCAGCAGGCGACCGAGCGGCGCAACTCGCTCGGGGAAACCACGCTGGAGTGGTCAACGTATGCCGAGCGGTGGGCGAGCGTTGAAGGGTTGTCGAGTCGTGAGGTGCTGCTCTTGGGGCAGCAGCAGACTGAGGGCACGCATCGCGTGCGGCTGCGGTATGTGGCTGGGCTCGTGCAGACGATGCGGGTTCTCTGGCGTGGCCGGGTGTTGGAGATCACGACGCTGCTAGAGCACAACAACCGCAGCGAGCACGAGTTGCTGTGCCAGGAGAGGGTTGACTGATGGCAGTCGGTCGCATCGAACTCACGGCACAGTTGGAGGGTCTTCGCGAGATTCGCGACGGCATCAGCCGAATCTTTCCGCCGACGGCTGAAGGCCGGGCGGCGAGGGCTAGGGTTCTTGGGTCTGCCCTTGAAAAAGCACTGCTGCCTGCCGAGTTGCGGCTCCGCGAAGTGACCCCTCTTGGCCCGACCGGGAATCTTCGCCGGGCGGTTGAGTCAAAGGTCGTGGAATACCCGCAGGACGGCAACGCGGTAGGCGTCCTCGGGTATGTGCGGGCCGGTCGGGCGAGGGCTTCTAGTGCCGCTGGCGGGAAGGTGCAAGCCGGCCCCGACCGAGCGTTTCATCAGTATTGGTTGGAAGAGGGGACGAATGAGCGAACCGTCAGCACCCCTGCCGACAAGCCATACACGCGAAAAGCCCATAAGCGAGTGATGAAGTCGGGCAAGGTTGTTCAGGTGCAATCGCATACAGTCGCCCGGCAGGGCGGATACATCGCATCGAGCTTCAACAGTCTAGGCGGGTTCGAGGGCTTCACGCCAACGCCACGCCCGCCGCGGGGCTCGGGCGTACCGCACAGGGTGCAGACGCGGCCGGGATACCCGAATGCGTTCTTTAGGAAGAGCAAGAATCCCATCACCATCCCGGCAATGCCTGTTGGTGGCTCAACCGGACGCCCGCCACTCACAACGGCGTGGAACCAGACCCGCCAAACGGTGGCGGAAATCTTGACGCGTGAGCTTCGGATTTCGCTAGAGCAAGCACTCAGTGCGATTACCACGACAGGCGGCAACCTCACATGAGCGTGAAATCCCCCGAACGCCTGCTCGGCGATGCCCTGGTCGCCGCCCCCGCCATCGCGGAACTGATCGGCGACCGCGTCTACCCCGTGATTGCCCCCGCCTCGGCGGCGATCCCGTTCATCGTCTGGCGTCGGCAGGCGGTGCAGCGGGAATCGACCCTCGCCGGCCCGGCAGGCGTCGCGACCGTGACGCTGGCTGTCGATATGTACGCCACGACATACGAGGCAGTAAGAGAGCTCGCCGACCGCTGCCGGGCGGTACTGGATGGTTTCAACGGTGCCTTGGGAAACTGGATTTCGGTACGGAACGTCTCGCTCCTCAACGAGAGCGACGGGTTCGTTCAGTTGGCCGGCGGCGACCTCCCGCCCGTCTACAGCGTGACGCAGACTTACACAGTCCTCTGGCAGGAGATTTAGCCCGTGTCAATCTCGACCCCGCACGATACCTCGGTTTCCGGCAACGGCACGAAGCTCACGCTGTCGCTCAACGGCGTCACGAGCTCATACGTCGTCACGAACATCGTTCTCTCGAACACGAACCCAGGTGCGGCTGCCGACACGCAAATCGATATCGCTCACCTCGGTCAGTCTACTGGAGAACTCGCTGCTCGGATGACGCCTCCGCTCGTGCTGCCCGCAGATGATGGCGGCAGCGGCAGGACGATTACCTTTGACTATCTCGGTAAGGTGGTCATCTCTGACGGGGCGACCGGCACCTACCACATCACTGTGGCAGGCGTGACGCTGGTCGGCGGGACGACGGCGAGCTACCACACCGTGCAGAGCTCGACGCTCACGCTGGCGACGAACGATGCCATCCGGGGCCAGGGCGTCATCACGGTCGCCCGCTAGTCATGACGGGGTGCCGTCATGGCGATTCCATGCCAAGGGTTCACGATCACCTGGGGCGGTCAGACGCTCCAAGAGGTGCAATCGTTCGAGCTTGACGCCCAGCGTGGGCTGCCGCTCGGTCGCGTAACAACGTGGACGCCAAGCCTAGGCACGCTGCGGATCGCCGCATTCGCTACCGCCCATCTGCCCGCGAGCGAGTACGGGCGACGGAATCGGCTGACGTTCACGGGCCGCACGTCGGTGTCGGTGACGGCACCAGCCGTGACCTTCTTTGATCGAGACTGCATCTATGAGGATGCTCGCATCGAGGCGACGGCGAATGATGCTGTGAGGTTTGCGTTCACCTTTAGAGTGCAAGACACAGTGGGTGCGCCCACGAATCCCTAGGAGAACGTGACAGATGGCACTGACGGCAGAGCAGATTCTCGCGGCCGATGACCTCGGGCTGAAGCGGGTCGAGGTTCCCGAGTGGGGCGGCGACGTGTTCATCCGCGTGATGAGCGTTGGCGAGCGTGACGCCTACGAGCGGAAGTGGATCGGCAAGCGGGAGACCGGGATCGACAACTTCCGCACCCAGTACCTCGCGGGCGTGCTGTGCGACGAGACAGGGAAGCTCCTCTTCAGCCGCGATCAGATCGACAAGCTCGCCCAGAAGAGCGGCGCGGTGATGGGCCGGCTGTTTGATGAGGCGATGAAACACAACCGGATGACAGAGGAGGATGTGCAGGAACTGGGAAAAGGATGAACGCGAGCCCGACTCGCCGGTACATGTTTGCGGTCGCCCGTGACTTGCGAATGACCGTGCGAGAGTTGGGCGAGCGAATGGATTCAGCCGAGTTCAGTGAATGGATCGCCTACAACCGCTACTACTCGGCACTGCCCGACTCGTGGCGGGAGACGGCGTTGATCGTGACGGCTCTCCTAGCACCGCACATCGGCAAGAACCAGAAACGACCGAAGCCCGAAGATTTTGTTCCGATTGAAAAGCCGCCGCAGCACGAGTCGCAGGATATGTCGGCGTTGTTGGAGTTGCGGCGAGCGTTCGGACTTGGCGACTTAGAACTGAACGGCGATGGCTAACGTCCTATCTCTAGCGTTGCGGGTCACGGCGGATGCCAGCGGGCTGCGGCTCGACCCGGTGCAGCGTGCCCTCGTGGGCCTGGGTGAACAAGCCGACAAACTCACTGGTCAGTTTGAGAGGTTTACCGCAGGCAGCGAGGGGGCCGCGAGGGCGCAAGAAGACTTCGCTCGGCGATCTCAGGATCTCATCAACAACCTCCGAGACAACGGCAACGCGACACAGTTTGCTGCGCAGTTCGAGCGGCTTTCAGAGGAAGCACGGGAGCTTGCCGTTGCCTTTGAGGAAGGCGCACGGGTCACCGAGCAGTTCCGAACCTCGGAAGAGCGGAATGCGCTCGCGCTAGAACGAGTCAACAGACTGAGGCAGCAAGGCGCGATCGACCAAGAGACCTATAACCGAGCGGTGGCTCAATACTCTGGGGCGAACGCCGAGGCAGCGAGGGCGGCGGCAGAAAATGCTCGACAAGAGGCTGAAGCCGCGAAGGTTCAAGCCGAGGCACTGCGGCAGCGGCAATCGCTAGAGTCTCGGGCCGCGCAGATTATTCAAGCGAACTTGACTGCCCAGGAGCGGTACGAGCAGCAACTTCAAGAACTGAATAACCTCCAGCGCGAGGGCGTTCTCGTTGGAGAGAACTACAATCGCGCCGTAGCGGCTGCACGCAAGCCGCTAGAAGATGCTGCTGCTGCTTCGGCAAAAGTCGCGGATGCTGGTAAGCAATCAACCCTTCAGTTCAATGAACTGTCTGGAATCTTTTCTGTGCTGCCCGGCCCGCTGGGCAACATCGCCGGGCGGATCTCTGGCATCGCGAGTGCAAGCGAGGGGCTGTCGAGGATCTTCGCGGGCGGATTGCAGGCAGGATTCCAAGGGCTTGTGTCATCGGTCACCGCTCTCATCAACCCGTTCACGCTCGCTCTTGCTGGTATCACGGCTTTTGCCGCTGGGGCAACTGCGGTTGCTCGTGGGCTTGTCAGCCTAGAGGATCGCGTCGAGCGGCTTAGTCGCTTGGCGAACCAGTTGGGCGTGTCCTTTGAGTTCGTGCAAGTTCTGGAGGAGGCGGGTCGCCGCGCCGACGTTTCGATTGAGCAGTTGAGCGGCTCGTTCGCCCGGCTTCAGAACACGCTCGCGGGTGCAGATGAAGAGAGCAAGAAGGCGAGTGAAGCGTTGCAGCGGCTGGGCGTGTCGGTGGAAAACTTCGGCGAGCTCTCCGAGCAACAGCGGATCGACTTGATCGGCGAGCGTCTGGCTGGGATCGAAGACCCTGCCGAGCGTTCCGCTGCTGCGATCGCGTTGTTCGGCCGCAGCGGCGTGCAGTTGCTGCCGTTCTTCAATGAGTTGGGCGGTGCTGCCGAGGACATCCAGACCTTCGGGGCAGCACTGAGCGAGACCGACCGAACCGCATTTGCCGGGCTCGGTGCTGCGTTCGACCAAGTCGGCGTGGCACTTACGGGGCTGGGGCAGTCAGTTCTTCTGCCGTTCGTCGGGCTTGTCGAGGGAGTCGCCACGGCATTTAGCGGGCTCATCAACATTATCACGGTCGTCGCCCAAACGATCGGCACCGTGCTCGGGCCGGTGCTTGATGCGGTCGGAACCGCGTTTGGAGCGTTCGGCGATGCCGTCAACGGAACGATCGGATTCTTCCGGTCGTTCTTCTCGACTGCCGAAGAGACGGCGGCGGCAACCGAGCGAACGGCTGAGGCAGTCACTCGCACGGCCGAAGAGGTCAAGGCACTCGACAAGGCGTTCGCCGACTCGCAGAAAGGTCTCGACTCCGCGATCGCCAAGGCTGGCGAGTTTGGACAGGCGGGCTTCGATGCCGCGTTCGAGTTCCAACAAGCTCTCGCTGACTTGCAAGAGCAAGCGAACGATGGCGAACTGAACGCGGAGCAGTACGCACGCGGCGTTGCCAACGCGACCGCCGAGTTTGAGAAGCAGATCGACGTGGCGAGGCGAGTCGCGGAGGAGAACCAGCGGCTCGCGGAAGAGGCGCAGCGGCGAGCTGAGGCGGAAGCGAAAGCCGTGCAGGACATCATCGACGCGAACCTTGAGCAGATCCGCGTCGATGAGCAGTTCGGCGGCGACTCCAGCCGGGCAAGGGCGGCCGACAATCTGCTCAGGATTCAGCAAGAGATCGTGCGAGTTGAAGAGCAACTCCAGGCGGCAAGGGCAGTCGGCGACGCAGAAGCGATCAACGCCCTCGCGTCGCGGCTCGCAACGCTGGATCAAGTCGAGGCTCGTGAGAATGACATCGCAAGCGGTGCCAAGAAAGCCCGCGAAGATGCCGCCAAGGAAGCAGAGCGGATCGCCCAGGAAGCAGAGCGGCGAGCGGAAGAGCAGCGACGTGAGGTTGATCGCATCAGTCAGCAGATCGCTGACTCTCAGGCAAAGTTCTATGAGCGGCAGTTCGAGATCGAACTCGCCCGCGCCGAAGAACTCGCTACCGTCCGCACCGGATCGGTCGAGATCAACGACATCCGCTCAGGCGGCATCTCAGCGTTCTTTGACACGCTGAAGGAAGACCCGGCAATCGCCGAGGCGAAGAAGCAGACGAAGGAACTCGAAGCCATGCGGCGGGAGCTCGCGAAACTCCAGGCCGAGAAGGTTGACATCCTCGCGGGGACGGGCTGACCATGAGCGTTCACTCCTGGCGAGAACTGCCGCGTACCGCGACGCACCTGATTGGGGCATCGCCCGAGTTTGAGCGGCGATTCGTCGCGACGCTCAATGATCCGAATACGACCGCTGCGACGATAGTTCAAGCGATCGGTGCGGATCACGGCACTCCATTTCCAGACGTGCCGGCGGCGAAGTGCTATGAGCTCTTACTGAATGAGGCATACGAGGGCAACCGCTACTGGGTCGAACTGGTTGCCCGGTACAAGATTCCTCAAGCGAACGAGCAAGATATCGGGCTGCTTCCTTGGCTGCGGCCCGATGTTTGGAAGTTCCAGACGCAAGGCGTCGCGGTTCCTGCCCTCTACTACTACGACGGTGCAACGCAGAAGCCGCTCACGAACTCGGCTGGCGATTACTTCGAGGGGCTTACGGTCGATGAGGCTCAACAGAAAGTCACCATCCAGGCGAATCGCCAGCAGTTTCCCTCGGCTCTCGCAGCGGCGGTCACGAACTGCGTGAATGACGGGGTATATCTCGGCTTCGCCCAAGACTGCGTCAAGGTTCAAGGCATCAGCGGAGAGCAGGTTGTCGAGCAAGTCGGCGGCGTTGAAGTGCGGTATTGGAAAATCACGAGCGAACTACTCTGCCGGCAGAGTGGGTGGAATCTCTTGCTGCCCGATGTAGGGTTCAACTACATCGATGGCGGCACGAAAAAACGGGCCGATGTCGAGGGGCCGGACGGCGAAATGATTGCCTCGGCGAACCCGATCGCACTCAACGGGAGTGGCGGCAAGCAGGCCGGGGCGACCCTGCCCGCGATCCTCACCCGCCGCGTCTACAAGCGAATCACGATGTCTACGTACTTCGGCACGCCGCCGACCTAGGAGCACACCATGCCCGACATTTCCTACAGCGTGAATCTCAATGTGAACGCCGGCGCGTTGTCGCAGAACCTCAATGCGAGCAATATCACGAGCGACTTTTCCACGACGGGCTTCCTGGCGGTGACGCTGAACGTCGGCACAGCGACGCAGGCGATCAGCACGGCATCGGCATCGAACCTAGGCTTGTGCTTCGCTCGCTCGCTCGCGACCGCGGGCACGCATACGGTCTCGTTCGGGCGACTGAGCGGCACGGCTCTCTTCGAGACTGTGCGGCTTAAGGTCGGCGATGCCGCAGTGCTGCGGCTCGCGCCGGGCGACTATGCGGCCCAGGCGGACGCTCCCGACTCTCGGCTACTCCTCCAGATTCTGGAGGAGTAATGAGCACGGCTCGTGTCGACTTCACACGCGGTGCCGCCGAGCGAATCGCAAACGTCGTGCGGCTGGTCGAGTTGGGCGACCGCGACGGGGCTCCGTTGACGTTTCGCAAGGTGGACACGCCGCTAGGCGGCAGGGCGTTTCGCGTCTGCACGTTTACTGGTTCGTGGTCAATCGGCAGCGATAAGACGGTTACATTCAAAAATCAGACCAGCACGCCAAACACCTTGTCGGCTCTGAATCTGTTTTGGCCGGTACCAGACGGCGATCAGAGAGACTGTGCAGTCGGAAAAGAAGGCACTGCTTGGTACTTGATTGTGCCGCAATTGTATTCCGCCAACTTTGCTACCTCTGCAACGGTGACTCAGTCTGCTATTGAGTTCAAGACTCTACCGGGCGTTGCGTTGGCGACGAGCGGCACGGCGTCCTTCACGATCCCGATTACGACCTGCGCTACTGCAACCGCATGAGCTCAGTCACTGTCCAAGATGGTGCAGTTGTCGTTCGCGACGGCGCGGTCGGCACGGAGCAGGCGTGCTGTTGCGATGATGATGGTGAAGAGGAGTTTGTTTGCGACTCTGCGTGTAACAAGACAGTCACAGTCAACTGGAGCAACAACGGCGCAAGCGGCACGCTTACTTACACCATCGCAGATCGTGGCACTTTTACCGACATTCCCGGGCTTCGTGTTTCCTCAAGCATTAACTGCCGAAGTGCCCTGGACGGCAAGTGGTTCATTTCCGTTGTGATGTGCGGCTCAGCACCGTACACGCCGGGGAATTGGGCAGCAATCCTTGACGCAGAGAGCGACGGTTGCCCGCCCATTGGAGGCGTTGGCTGGACGACAGTCGCTGCCGGTGCAGGATCGGACGCTTCAGCTTCGATTTCATGATTTCTGTTTTTACGGCAACCAATGAGCGGTGCGACATACTGCCTGTTTGGTGCAGTGCCTTGCGTTGCACCCTAAGAGACTCTTATAAGGCGCACGTTTACCATGTAGCGGCCAAGCCGTATGTGTGCGGACAGTCTTCCAGCCGTATTCCAGACTGGAATATTGGAGTGCCGCTGAACTGCGTGATGTCTGAAATGCCGCAGTTTGGCAAACGGATGTTCCTAGAAGAGGATGTCATCCCGGTTCTGCCTTGGTCGCCAGCCGACTACACAAACGGTTGGGCGATGATGGAAGCGTCCCCCGGGCTGCTGTGGCCGAGCATTTCCATAGCCATGCAAGACGGTTCTACGCTTGGCCCGCCGGCGGACGTTGTGCCGATCCCGCAGCGATTCGTGCGAGACGGCGGATGCCCCGATTGGCTGCCGCCTGAGTTGTGCCAGCTTGCCCTAGCCGCCAACGCAAAGGTTGTCGGACGGCACTTCCTGCATCTCGACAAAATGAGCCGTGGTGCTCCTGAGATGGAACAAAAGAACGCCCTGCTCCAAATGCTGGCAGAGCGATTCAGCAAGGCTGAGCGGCCAGCATCATTCGCGCCGCCAGCGGAGCCGGCATCGGTTTCTTATCAGCCCACACGCCCCGGCACCGAGCTTAAAAAGCTCTTGGCGACAATTGGCATCACCGCCACGCCGAACTGTTCCTGCAACGCCCGCGCCCGCACGATGGACGCGAACGAGGCACGCGAGCCCGGCTGGTGCGAGCGAAACCTTGATACCGTCGTGGGCTGGCTCCGCGAGGAAGCCACCAAGCGACGCCTGCCGTTCTTGGACGCTGCCGGCCGCCTGCTCGTGAGGCGTGCCATCCGCAACGCACGCAAGGCGGCGAGTTGACACTCTCGCCACACTGACGGGCGAAAGGGATTCCGCTCGTGCCGCAGGATCACCACATCACGATCGACGGCAAGAAATGGCTCTTGCGGTTCACCCGGTTGAAGGGGGACGCGATGGGCTGGACGTTTTTCGACAACGCCACGAGCCCGCGAATCCTCATCGATGATCGCTGCCGAGGCTCGCAGAAGATGGAGACCGTGCTCCACGAGCTCGCCCACGCAGTGCTCGGGCCGAGCATCAGCGAGGAAGCCGTGACCGAGCTCGCCCGCGTGCAGCGGCGAGTGCTTGTCATGCTCGGATATAGGGAGGTGCCGCGTGAAGACTAAGGCTCGTGACATCGTTGCCGAGATCGCGGCGAAGGTACCGCGAAATAAACACGGTAGCCGTCCGTGGTGGACGCGGGTGCCAGATGAGCATCGCGAGATGATCGACGCGATTCACTCCGCGTGGCACGCGGGCACGTTCGGCACGAAGAAGATCACGGCGGCTCGCACGATCTCAGCGACGCTCCGCGAGTTCGGGATCGTCATCGGCGAGCAAGGAGTCATCGCATGGCTCGAACTACCGCCAAAGTCGTGAGCGACATCGCCGCCGCGACGGCGACCAGCGGCCCGCCTGCAACCGCCGAGCAAGTCACGCAGCGACAGGAGGGCGAGACGCTCGAAGCCCGCTCCACGAGCCGGCGGATCAAGACCGTCGAGGATCTGCTCGCCCACATCGAAGCGGACATGACCCGCTACGAGATCGCCGCGAGCGAGGCGACGAAGTGGGAGGTCGGCACCAGCGACGGCGAAGGCGGCACGACCGTCACCGAACTGCATCGGGTATTCGTGCGGCTGCGACCCAAAGCCGGCCCGAACATCACCGAGGCGATCGAGGCGATGATCGAGGCGGCGAAGCGACAGATTCGCCAGCCGAAGGTGAAGGGGCACGGCAAGCCGAAGCCGGGGCTCTGGCAAGTGCTGGTCGTGAGCGATACGCACTTCGGAAACTACTCGTGGCATCAGACCACGGGTGGCGATTGGGATCTCGGCATCGCTGAGCGGGTTGTCGGCGACGCGGCCCGCGAGCTCCTGGCGGTCGGCGACTCGCACAAGCCAGCCCGCCGCACGGTCGCTCTGCTGGGTGATTTGTTCCACTACGATACTCCAGCCGGCACGACCACCTCGGGCACGCCGCTCGAACGCGACGGCCGGCTGCAAAAGATGCTGGACGTTGGCACGACCACGATCCTGAGCATCATCGAGCGATCCGCCGAGACCGTGCCGACCGATGTCGTGCTCGTGCATGGGAACCACGATGAAAGCCTGAGTTGGGCGTTCCATCGTCTGCTGATCGAGCGGTTCCGCAACGATGGTCGCGTGACGATAGACGAGCGGTACACGGGGCGGAAGTATCTCTCGCACGGGCGGAACCTCTTGGGCTTCGCTCACGGGCATCGAGCGAAGAAAAAGCTCCCGCAACTCATGGCGATCGAGGCGGCGTCGCAGTGGGCGGCGTGCCCCTATCGTGAGTACCACACCGGGCACTACCACTCCACGGCGGCTGAGTGGTCGCGACCGATCGAGACGATCGACGGCGTGCTCGTGCGAACGGCACCATCGCTCTGTGCCAGCGATGATTGGCACCATAGCCTCGGGTTCCTAAACGCTAGACAAGCGATGGAGACTCATCTCTACGCGTTCGACGGCGGGTTGAAGGCGACCCATGTAGCAGGCCCGAGAAAGGAATGACCGATGACAGCGGCGACTCTGGAAGCGGCGAACAAGGCTATGCGGCAGGCGGTCAAAGCGAGGCTCGACGCGACCGACCCGAGTGACGAGAAACTCATCGGCTACAAGCCCGGCCCGCTCGCCGGCTGCGAGCCTGCCCAGGCGTGTGCCGCAGATGTGCTCTCGCGGGAGTCGTGCTGCGAGGGGCAGAGGATGCGGGGCGATTCGCTGTTGCGGGATGACGTTCACCCGGTCTCGCAGAAATACTTCGACCTACTGGAGACGCTGCGGCGGCTGCACCTATCCAAGAGTGCCGGATACGGTTGCCCGGATGGCACCGATCCGCTGCTCAACATTCGACGCGGCGCGGAGTTCGTCGGCATTCCCGCGTGGCAGGGAGCGATGGTGCGGCTCTCTGACAAGGTCACGCGTCTGGCGGTCTTCAACAAGACCGGCAGCCTCCCGCACGAATCCGTTTCTGACACGTTGCTCGACCTCGCATCCTATTCGCTGCTTGCCCTTTTGCTCTACGAAGAGGAACATCGTGGATCGTGAGCCCCTCACCGACGCGTACCTCGCGGAGTGCGAACAGCGAGCCCGCCGGTTCTCGGGCGCGTTCACCGGCACGAGCGGCACGCTCGCGGCGATGGTGCTGACGTTGCTCGCCGAGGTGCGGCGGCTCAAAGTCGCGGCGGCGTACCGCGAGGAGATGCGGCGACCCATGCCAGCGATCGAATGATCCGGGCCGGGGCTTGAGCGGCGGCTGTCTCCCTTTCCAGCCGCCGCTCGCCCTGTGCCGGGCTACCGCGTCGCCGTCTCCCAGCCTTTCCAAAATCCGAACTCAAAGTCGCGGACAAACTTGCTCCGCTCATCTGGGTCGGCGACGCCGTTCTTGCTGGCGGCTTGGCGAGCCAAGGCGTTGACGCGATCGCCCGACGGTTTCACGCCGCCCGAGTTCGCCAAGTCGATGGCGACCATGCCGCCCATATACATGGCACCTGTGGGCTTGGCTTTCACCGCTGCGGGCTGCTTCGGCGCGAGCCCGGTTAGTTCGAGCACCCAGCCGATGGCAGCCAAGACCAACAGCCCAGCGACAACCTTTTGCCATGTTTTCATAGAACCCTCCTCTCAAGGAATCAAAGCCTACCCCCGGCGGATGCCGAGGGATACGTGAACATATGCTACGCCGCCGGCTCGCCGGGCTGGTCTTCCTGCCCGGCAGGCGGCTCATCAAGACGCAGGGGCGGCATCACATCGACCGGGCTATCCTCGCTGGGGCAAATGGTGGGGTCTACGTACCGCTCTTGGAGCTTGGGATCTGAGTGGTCGAGCACCCTGGTCGCCGCCGCCGTACCGCCCGCCAGGGCTGCGTAGGAGGCCCGTGTGCGGCGAAGCCCGTGGAAGCCCCTATATCGCACCCCTGCCAGCCGGCAGAGCAGTTTGAGGCTCGTCCAGAGGCTCCCCCGGTGCCGATCCCAGGGCCAGACGAGATCCTCGGGCCGGCGGCGTCGCGGTTCGAGGATCGCGGCTAGGTCGGCCGTGAAGTCTCGCTCAATGTCTCTGGTCGAGCCCTTGCGGGTTGAGCCTAGGAAAATGACCCGCCGACGCTGAGTGTCGAGCTCGCCCCAGCGGAGCGACATCAATGCGGTCGCCCGTTCACCGGTGCAGTACGCCATCCATATGAGCGTGCTCCACCACCACGCGGAAGGCTGCCCGCCGGTCGTGCCGCAGCGGCGGCGAGCCCGGCGGATCATTTTCGCAACGTCCTCGGCGGTATAGGCCCGCCCGGCCGGGATGCTTTTGGCGACTTTGATCCGAGGAAGTTCGGGGAACTCCGCGACCCATCGCTTTCGGGCGGCAAGGTTCCAGACCGCCTGGAGCATGACCTTATCCTTCTGGACGCTGGCCGGGCTGATCGTTTTGCCGCCCCACTTGTCGGCGGCTCGGTGCCTGAGATACCGCGAGATCGTCAGGTCATCGAGGTCAGCGACGGTAGGCTCGTGCCCGAGAAAAGCCCGCAGGCGGTCAAGCAGCATGGCATATAGCTGCATCGTCTTGGCGTCCAGGTTCCGCAGGTCGCCGTACCTCTCGAACAACTCCCGCAACGCGATCGGTTCCATCGACTCCCTCTCTCATTGAATACGTGGACAGCAGTCCACTATACAACGATTCGATAGGAGCCGCCTCCAGTCGAACATTGCCTATTCCACAGTATCCGCCAGCCGGCCGGGGCGTCGCGAGCCTCGCGCCGGTTCTGCGGATTTTGCGGACGCAGGCGTTCGGACAGTTTGACCGCGTACTTATGACCATCTAGTATTTAGGCATGATCGCCATGGCGCAGATTGAGCCCGGACGGTATTTCACGGTGGCGGAAGCCGTCGAGCACATGGGTTGCTCCGAGGCATGGGTGCGAACGCTGCTCGGGGCTGGAAAGCTCAAGGGGGCGAAGCGGATAGGCCAGCGGGTCTGGCTGATTCCAGAGGCGGCGGCGAACGAAGCCCGCGATTCCCTGACCACCAGGGCTAAGAGCAAGCGGCATCTCGCCAAGCGTCCAGCCGCCAAGCGAAAGAAAAAGGCTGCCCGGCGGCGAAAGTAGCGTTTTTCTCGGCGAAAAACGCATTCCTAGAAAATCCGATTTCAGGACTTGACGCCTAAGTGACGATACCTATAATGTGGGCATGACGCGAGCGATTGAGACTCGCGGGACACGAACGCAAGGGAGACCGAAACATGGCACGCCTGACCACGACCGCCGCCGCCAAGGCAATCCGCAGCGAGCTCAAGGTTGCTTTCCCCGGCATCAAGTTCCGGGTTCGCAGCAGCAACTGCTCGATCAACGTCACTTGGACGAATGGCCCGACCAGCAAGGCGGTCTCCGAGATCACTTGGAAGTACCGCAACGGTCACTTCGACGGCATGATCGACTGCTACGAGTACGCGAACGATGGTCGCCCCGGCGGTGCCGACTACGTGTTCTGCAATCGCGAGTACAGCGACGATGCCAGGGCGACCGCCCTTGAGACCCTCGCCTCCCACTGGGGCGATTGGGCGACGATCGCCGACTACCAGCGAGACGAGCGGCTCTACCAGCACCTCACCGCTACGACGCTCGCCTGACGAACTACCGCCCGCCGGCACCTGGGCCGGCGGGCACGACACCACGAGACGCAAGGGACGAAACGATGACCACAAGTTGCAAGTGCCAACAGTGCGGAGAAAAGTTCCGAGCCTATGCCAACCGCAAGGGTTCGCTCGGCGTGCTTCCCAAGTTCTGCTCTCGCGAATGCTATGCCGCACATCGCAGGGGCAACACCGCGACCTCGACTGTCGCTGCTAAGACGATCCGTATTCCCGACCGCTTCTACATCGATCACCTAGAGCGGGCCTTGCCCACGCCCGAGGACATCGGCGACTTCAAGAACTACGCTCTCATCCGCAGCGACGATCCAGCCCTCGGCGAGTTGCTTTCCGACGCCGAACACTACGCCCATCCGAGCGGGCCCGACGCTGCCCCTCGCGGCGTGATCGCATCCGCGAAGGCGACCGTTCGAGCGATCCGCAACGCGACCGGGTGGGATGACGCCGAGCCGGCAATCAAGGCACTCCGCAAGTAGACCGCACACGGTGGGGCCACCCGGCCAGCCGACAGCCGCGAAACGGGTGGCAACCGCACACAGGAAAGGACTCCGAATGATCCGCGACACGCTACGGGCCGGGCTCTTCATCTCCATCATGGCGATCGGCTCGGCAATCCTGACTGAGACCCGATTCCGGCTCGCGGCGATTGACGTTGCCCATCGAGCCGCCATCGGGCAGCAAATCGCCCACGCCCAGGCATACGCGATTCCAGCATCTGAGCCGCCGCCTGGACGCTTGCGGCAGTTCGGCCGAGCCTCGATCGAGCTCGCAGACGCAGCCCTCGGAATCTTCCGTTGACGCAACTGACGCTACCCGTTAGCCTAACTGACGATACCAACACCGCAGCAAACAAAAACCCCTGTTTTTCCGGGCACAAAACGCAATCCCGAAAAGCCGCTTGACGAGCATTGAGAGGGGGGTAGGATACGCCCCCTCATTGATGGACAGACGATCAGTACCGCACCTTGAAGGGAGTCAAAAAAGATGAATCCCCACTACCGCGAAGCCGCCGCTGCCGAGGCCGCTATCGCTGATTTCTACGGCACTCGTTACCGCCCGCAGCCCGGCGATCGCGTGCAGTGCCCGAGAGCGTTTGGCGACGGCTACCAGCCGGGCGTGATCGCCTGCCCCGAGGGCGACGCGTACCTCGTGGATACCGCCGAGGGGCGGCTCTTGATGTACCTCGAAGAGCTTGAGCCGGTGGTCGAGCCCTGCCGCCCGGTCGAGCCGCTGACCACGCTCGCGCAGCCGGGCAGCCACAACGCGGCGGCGGCTCGCCGGGCCGGCTGCGAGGACGCCTACGACAACGCGATGAACGCTCGCTACGGCGAGGCGGCTTTTCAAGAACGGAAACGACAGACACGAAAGGACATCGGAACATGGTTCAGATTCGCAAAGCCCGCCGCTCGGCAACAAAACTGCGGCTCCTGCTGCCCGGCCCGAGCGGCAGCGGCAAGACCTGGGGGGCGTTGACGCTCTCGAAGGGGATCGGCGGTCGCACTGTCGTGATCGACACCGAACAGGGGTCGAGCGATATGTACGACGAACTGCACGAGTTCGACGTTGTCGATCTCGGCCCGCCGTTCACGCCCGAGCGGTACATCGAGTGCATTACCGCTTGCGAGAACGCGGGCTACGACATCATCATCGTGGACAGCATCACCCACGAATGGAACGGCAAGGGCGGATGCCTTGAGCTCGTGGACGAGATCGCGAGGGCGAAGTTCAAGGGCAATACGTGGTCGGCGTATTCCGAGATCACGCCACGGCACCGGGCCTTCATCGATGCGATGCTGCGGTCGAATGCTCACATCATCGCCACGGCGCGGGCGAAAACGGAGACCGCGCAGGTCGATGAGGGTGGACGCAAGCGGGTGGTGAAGCTCGGCATGGCTGCCGAGACGCGGCAGGGTGTCGAGTTCGAGTTCGACGTTGTGCTCGACCTCGTGCATGACGGGCACTTCGCTACGGTGAGCAAAGACCGTACCGGCGTGTTTTCGGGCGACCCCAAGCCCATCACGGTGGAGACCGGCAGACGGCTCGCCGAGTGGCTCGCTGGCGGCACGCCCGCCCCGACGCCGCCTAGCGAGAAGTACGCCCAGGCGGCGGACTACATCGCGAGGGCCGCCGCCGAGCCGGATCTCCGCAAGGCAACCAAGGCGATCGACGGCTACGTGGCCGCCGGGCAGTTGACCGGCGACGAGTGGTCGAGGCTGACCGACCAGATCACCGAGCGGCTCGCCGCGATCGAGACCACGGCGGGCGAGCCCGCCGCGACTGAGTGAAGAACGGAACGGAATCGACACCCCTACGGAAAGGACACCACGACGATGGACGGCGACTGCCTCAAGCTCTGCCTCTCGACGGTGGAGGGCGACTACAAGTTCGTCTGGCACGACATCCCGAAGGATCTCGGGTGGCTCGCTGCGAACCTCGCCGACGCTCTCGGCATCCGGGCGATCGACGGCCGACTCTCGCTCGCCCCTGACGAGATCGAGGGGCAGATCCTCACGGTTGAGATCAGCCACTACACGTCGAAGGCCGGGAAGACCTCGGCGGTGGTGAAGCGGTACGTGCCGGCGAACGCGCCCGCGAAGCCGGCTGCGATCAAGCAGAACCCGAAGCCGGTCGAGCGTCTGCCGGGCGACGACATCCCGTTCCTCTGGCTCGTCGGTCTTGTGATCGCCGCTGCCTCAATGGGGATCGTCTGATGTCGAAGCCGTGCATCAAGTGCGGCAGCGTCTTGCCGCTTGCAGAGTTCTACACGCACCCCTCCATGTCAGACGGGCACTTGAATAAGTGCAAGTCTTGCTGCCGCGAGGATGCGATCAGCAACCGCCGCAAGCGTCTGGACTACTACCGCGAATATGACCGGCGGCGGTTGTCGACAGAGAATCGCAAGGCTTGCAGGCACGCGAACCAGCGTCGCCATCGTGCTGCGAATCCCGTCAAGGTGGCCGCCCGGCAGGCCGTCAGCCGTGCCGTGCGGTCAGGCGTCTTGAAGCGAATGCCTTGCGAGTGCTGTGGCTGCCCAGTTGTTGATGCACACCACGATGACTACTCGAAGCCCCTAGAGGTTCGATGGCTGTGCCGCCGGCATCACTTGATGGAGCACGGACGGTATCAGACCTCATGACGTTCAGCGGCACGCGGTTGCCCTGGTGGCTGCGATGCCACATCCGCCGCCATCGCACTCCAGAGGCGTCGTATCAGTGCAGTCGAGGCTCATAGCACCTCCCTTGCCCCGAGTGACTCGACCGGCTGCGGCACGACACGCCGCCAATACACCCCAGGAGAACGGACGATGGCACTCAACAGGAAAGAGATCAGCGTGACCGACACGGTGTTCGTTGCGTATTCCGGCTGCGATCACAGCGGGCCGTATGCCCGAGTGACCGGCGGCGAAGTCGTGGCGACCGGCGAGGATGGCTCGTTCGCGTATCGCCGGCTGGACAGCGGCAACATCGACAGCGTGCCCGCGTACTGGGTCTGCACGGTTCACGCGACCGAGGCGGAAGCGTGGCACGCGGCTGCGGACAGGCTCCAGCAGATCGCGCACGAGGTGCTCGCGAAGGTTGATGAGTGCCGGGCGAAGGCGATGCCGGGGGTGCCCGCATGACCGGCGTGAACGCAGGCACCGCGCCGATTGAGCGACTCCGGTCGCTCGCCGATCACATCGTGCGAGTCGAGTTGGAGAAGCGGCAGCGTGGCGACTTCGACTACGCGTACCTCATTCCCGAGGCAGCCGATGCGTTGCGGGAACTGGCGGCGATCAAGTTTGAGGCGTGGCGGGCAAACAACGTCGAGCCTGCACGAGACCTGTATCCGAAGCGATGGAGAGGGGATTGAGGCATGAACATCTACCTCGACAACACCATCGACGCGTACCGCACGTTCCTCAAGATCAAGGCACTGCCACGGTACGAGATTCACGGCCGGATGGCGGTCGTGCCTGACGAGTACGCCGCGAGCCTGGGCGTGGTCGGCGAAGAGCATCTCGACGTGCCCTACGTGCCTCGCGAGGGTCTCTTCGACTACCAGCGGGACATCATTCGCATGGCGATCCAAAAGCGAAAGTTCGCGATCTTCGCCGACTGCGGGCTCGGCAAGACGCTCATGCTCTTGGAGTTCGCCCGGCATGTGCGGGCGGTGCAGGATCGCCCCGTGCTGATCGTCTCGCCGCTGATGGTGGTCAAGCAGACCATCGAAGAGGCGGCGAAGTTCTACGGCGACTCGCTTCCGGTCGAGCAAGTCACCGCGAAGCAGTTGCCGAAGTGGCTGAAGACTCCCGGCGGTCGGCTTGGCATCACGAACTATGACGCCCTGCGCGATGACACCCCGGCCGGAAACCTGGGCGGGCTCATCCTAGATGAGTCTTCGATGCTCAAGAGCCACTACGGCAAGTGGGGGCAAGTCTGCCTGCGGCTCGGGGCTGGCATTCCGTGGAAGCTCGCTCTGACCGGCACGCCTGCGCCGAATGATCGGATCGAGTACGCGAACCACGCCGTCTTCCTCGACGCGTTTCCGAACGTGAACTCGTTTCTCGCTCGGTTCTTCATCAACCGGGGGCAGACGAACGAGCGATGGGAACTGAAGCCGCACGCGTTGCGACCGTTCTACCGGGCTCTCTCGCACTGGTGCATCTTCCTGACCGACCCGAGCACCTACGGCTGGAAGGATAACGTCCACAACATCCCGCCGATCCGCGTGAGCATCGAGGACGTTCGGCTCTCGGATGAACAAGAGCGGAAGGTGCGAGCCGAGACCGGGCAGCTATTCGTGACCGAGCTCGGCGGGATCACGACCAGGGCGAAGCTCTCGCGGATGGCTAAGTGCGAGAGCAGTCCGAAGCCGCAGTACATCGCCGACATTGTGCGGTCGTGGCCCGATGAATCCACGATCATCTGGTGCCGCTACAACGACGAGCAGCGGGCGATCGAGCAAGTGCTGCCCGAGGCCGCGAGCATCGACGGCGACACGCCGATCGAAGAGCGGCAGCGGATCGTGGATGACTTCAAGGCGGGCCGCGTTCGCATTCTGATTAGTAAGCCGCGCGTGCTCGGGTTCGGGCTGAACCTCCAAGTCTGCACGCGGCAAGTCTTTAGCGGCTTACAGGACTCCTACGAGGAGTATTACCAAGCCGTGAAGCGGTCGAACCGCATCGGCAGCACCAAGCCGCTCATGGTGCATATCCCGGTCTCTGACGTTGAGCGTCCGATGGTCGAGACGGTGCTACGGAAGGCACGTCGCGTCGAGGCCGATACCCGCGAACAGGAGGCGATGTTCCGCAATGCTTCTCTCTGACACTTATCACGTTCATCACGGCGACTGCATCCCGCACATGCTCGAAGAGATGCCGCCCGCGTCGGTTGACTTCGCAGTTTTCTCGCCGCCGTTTCCGAGCTTGTTCGCCTACACGAGCAAGCCCGAGGACATCGGGAACAGCGAGGACATGCGAGGCGAGGCGAAGTTGCACCTCGGCTGGTTCTTTCGAGGACTGCGGCGGGTGCTCAAGCCGGGCCGGGCTGCGGTCGTGCATGTGATGCAGATCCCGAGGCTGAAGCGGAGCGGCGAGGTTGGGCTGCACGACTATCGCGGGCTCAACATCCGTCTCGGGGAGCGGGCAGGGCTCGTCTACGAATACGATTGGGTGGTGCGGAAGAATCCGCAGGCGCAGGCGATTCGCACGCGGAGCCGCGAGTTGCAGTTCGCAGGGCTCGAAAGCGACCGGGCCAAGCAGCGGGGATGCCTGCCCGACTACCTCATCAAGTTCCGAGCCCCCGGCGAGAACGCCGTCGCGATCGACTCCGAAGGCGACGTGTCGCGGAACGAGTGGATCGATTGGGCGGAATGCTGCTGGAGCGACATCCGCGAGACGAACACGCTCAACGTGAAGGAAGCCCGCAGCGAGGAAGACACGCGGCACATCTGCCCGCTCCAGTTGGATGTGATCGACCGGCTCGTGAGGCTCTACACGAACCCCGGTGAGATCGTCTTCAGCCCGTTTACTGGGATCGGGAGCGAGGGGTACGTGTCGCTTCAGCGGGGGCGGCGGTTCTACGGCTGCGAACTCAAGCCCGAGTACCACGCCCAGGCTCTCAAGAATCTCGCCAGTGCCCAGCGGAAGCACGCGGCAGACAGCCGAACCCTCTTCGACGCGGAGGCCGTGGCATGAACTGGCTTCGCAACATCTTCCGCACCCGCCCCACCCGCGAACTGCGGCAACTCGCCGAGTCGCTGGAGGCTGAGAACGAACGTCTCCGCGAGGAGAACCGCCGGCTGCACACGCTCTGTCGGTGCCTGCGTGATGTCAACGAACACCTAGACAAGCGACTGCTCGCGGAGGAGACGCGATGAGCAACATTCACGACAGGAGCGAGCGGCTCGCGAAGTTGCTTTCACTAAGGGCTCCGCTTTCTCTCATCACCAACGAAGCGAGGATGTTGATTCGCGGGCAAGAGGAGAGCGACTTGGAGTGGGGATTCGGCATCAAGAGCCGATGGCCCGCCTTGGCTATCTGGGGGATGGCTTGCTTGTGCAACCAGCAAGAAAGCCAGATTCGCGACCTCAAGCGACAAGTGCGTGAACTGAAGAAACGCAAGAAGTCAGAAGGGCAGCAGGTTCAATCATGACCACCTTCACCGAACTTGCCGAGCACTACCTCGCCGGCCGCAAGGTCTCGCCCGCATATCAGCGGCACGTTCGTGCCATTGCCCAACGGGCCGGCACCATCGGCAGCGACAAGTTGAACCGCTACCTCGCCCGCCGCCTGGAGCAAGTGAGCGGAATCACCGCCAGGAACGAGCGAACGATCCTGCTCTCGGTCTGGTGCCACGCGTACCACTCGGGTCGGGTCGAGGAAGCCCCGCGAGGCATCGGCAAACTGCGAGCCCGGCGGAAGCCGACGAAAGCCTGGACGATTCCGCAACTCAAGACGCTGATCGAGGCGACGCGGAAGCATGACGGCAGCCGGCTCCGCAGCGGGGCGGATCGCGGGCAGTTCCTCCGAGCGTGGGTGCTCGCGGGATACGAAACCGGCGCGAGGATGGGCGATCTCTTTTCGTTCCGCCGCGAGCACGTTGACGGCGATTCGCTGGCGTGGACGCAGAGCAAGACCGGCGATCCGATCGTGCGAGTGCTGACGCCGGCTTGTCTCGACGCGATCGACGCGATGCTCGCCGGCTCGCCCGATGGCACGATCCTCGGCTGGGCCTGCGGGCTGCGGCAAGCGTCGCGGATCATGCGTGAGCTTCTAGACGAGCTCGGGATCGGCGGAACCTCGAAGTGGCTGAGACGCAGCGGGGCGACTCACTGCGAGATGGAGCAAGCCGGCAGCGGGCGGCTGCACCTCGGGCATCGGTCGCCGGCACTTTTCGAGACTGCCTACTGCGATTGGTCTCAGTTGAGGACGAAGACGCCGAGGACGCCGGCACTGGTTTGAGGTTCAGTTTTTCACGAAAGGAAAAGGAGCAGAAAGATGGCAGTCACTTGCAAGATCGTGAAAGCGACGAAGGAACTGATCGAGTCGCTGATGGCGAAGGACACGCACAACCGGAACAAGGTGCGGTCGCACATCGAATACCTCAAGCGTGAGATTCGCGAGAGGAAGTGGTTCCCTACCAACCAGGGCATCGGCGTGACGGCGAGCGGATTCATCGCCGATGGCGGGCATCGCATCACGGCAATGTTCGAGGCCGAGGCGTGGAAGCACGACGTTCACTTCCTGCTGGTCGAGGGGCTGGATGATCGCGTGCAGATGTACGTGGATCGCGGTCGCGGTCGCACTATGAGTGACGTGCTCAAGTTGTTCTACGACACGACCGTTTCCTCGGCGGTAGCCGCGTGTGTGAACGTCTTGCTTCGGGCGTACCGTGCCGCGTGGCGTATCACGAAGTTCACGCCGGATGACTTCTGCGAGATGTTCGAGACCTACAACGAGGCGATCGTGCAGGTGTCGCAGGTGGCGAATAGCTCGCGAGTCAGGGCTCCGATCCTCGCTGCGATCGCCGACCGGCTGCACGAGACCAGCGACGAAAGGTGCCTTGAGTTCCTCAATCAGTTCATCACGCAAGAGATGCTGCGGAAGGGCGACCCTGCGTACCAGCTTTTCTATTACCAGCCGACTACGACATCGAAGGGGCACGACAAGCAGAAGCAGTATTACTACGCGACCCTCTACTGCCTCGACGCCTTCCTCGACGGTCGCCGCGTCACCCGGATCATGCAGCCGAAGCTCGATCGCGAGATGGAGGTGGAAGCATGAAGAAGACGAAGGCCGAATACTGGGCACCGAAGATTCACGGCGAGTGGCGGAAGAGCATCGAGGGCATCCTCGGCGTCGGGCGGCAACTGATCGCAGCGAAGGAAGCGTGCGAGCACGGCGAGTTCCTGAGGCTGTTCAAGGGACACGAGAACGCGGTGAGCGATCCGCTGCCGTGGGGCGAAGACAACGCCCAAAAACTTATAGCTATTGCCTCTAGTGGGGTTCTTTCAAATACCGCACATGTGCGGTATTTGCCTCAGTCGTTCAGCACTCTCTACGAGTTGACCAAGCTCGATGACGAGACGCTGATCGCCGGCATCAAGGCTGGCGAGATCACGCCGGAAACAACCAGGGCACAGGCGGCAGCCTTGCACGCCGACCCGGTAGAGAAGCCCGAGAAGCCACCTCACGAAGAGATGGCATCGGCGGTGAAGAACGCGGTCACGAAGTTCGTCGGGCAACTGACAACGCACGAGCAGTACCTGTACGTGCGGCGAAGGATCGAGCAGTTGCTTGAGTTTCTCGCGGAAATGGAGGCCGAGAATGGAGTCGGAAGGTCAGGGAAGACGACCGCCCGTACCCGTGCTGGTTGAGATCACACCCTCGGAAATCGAGATGTGCATCGACTTCGCACGGCAGTACGTGGAGCGATACCAGTACGCGGGCAGGCCCGGATGGAAGGGCGGTCTCGTTCGTTCGCTCAAGCTGCCGTGCGGCAAGGCGTTGGGCGGCGACATCTCCGGGACAGTCTTAGGGAAGGTGGGTGAGTGTGCGATGTGCAAGTTGGCTGGCGTCCCTCTTGATGTCGCGTTTCGTTCTGGCGGGGATGGCGGGCGTGATCTGCCGCTGCCGTGCGGCAGCGTGCAAGTCAAAACGTCGCAGAGCGACTACGAGAGCCGGTACGTTCGGGTTCCCGCCGAGCGTGCAGATTGGTTCGTGTTCGCCAACTGGAGCGGGTCCGACTACCGCGTTGCAATCGACGGCTACCTGAGTCGCGCGGTTGTGTGCCGCTCGCCGGAAGTCGGCAGCCTTCGCGGGTCATGGATGAACTACAGCGTCAGCACGTCCAGGCTGCACCCCATCCGATCGCTCCTGCGAATCCAGCCAGTTTCGGAGGTGGTGTGATGCCGTCCATCATTCGCTACCCAGGATCCAAGGCGAAGCTCGTGCAGAACATACGGGCATCCATGCCGGAATGGATGGTCGGCTCTTTGTGGTCGCACCCGCGAGGGGCGATGTATGTCGAGCCGTTCTTCGGCTCGGGGGCAGTGGGGCTTGAACTGCTGGAGCACGTTCACGAGTCGATCAGCGTCTGGATCAACGACATCGACTACGGCATGTACGCGTTGTGGAAAGCGGTTGTCGAGGACACGGCATCGCTGGTTCGCCGCGTGCGTGACTTCGAGCCCGACACCGAAGCGTTCTACGAGTTCAAGCGTGCCGATGGAACCAGCACGAACAGCGTCGCGGACGATGGCTTCTACAAGCTCGCATTGCACCGAATGAGCGTCAGCGGGTTCGGTCGCATGGCTGGCGGGCCGATCGGAGGCAAGGGGCAGGGCGGAAACTACACGGTCGGATGTCGGTGGAATCCGGCAGCCATTGAGCAGGCGATCTACAACGCCCGCGAGACGCTGCGGAAGTTCAGGAACCTACGCATCACCAATCTTCACTTTCGCGACATGATCGCGGAGGCAACCGACGCCTCGCTCATCTACCTCGACCCGCCGTACTACGTGAAGGGCGGGCAACTCTACGCTCACAACATGAGCCCCGACGAGCACGCGGAGCTCGCGTCGCTCTTGCATGAGACGCCGGCCGATTGGCGTCTGTCCTATGACGATTGCGCCGAGATCCGCGAGTTGTATTCGTGGGCATCGTTTCAAGAGTTGGAGATCCGCTACACGAACGCGGTCACGAAGACGAAGCGTCCAAAGAATCGGGAGTTGCTCATCTCACCGCCGCCGGGAGAGGTCGAGGGCGACTACGCGGGCATGGGCTGGGTCGGAAAGGACGGGCAGCCGTGATGCCGTCTGACTTCCTCCCCTACCGCGAGTACCAAGCCAGCCGCAAGCGTGAAGCCCTTGCGGCTGCCAAGGCTGAACAGGAACGCAACCGCGATCCCGAGCTTGAGCAGTGCGTGATCGCCTATGCCACGCACCGCACGGACGGCGGCACCATGAAGTTCGAGACGTTCCGCCGGCAGTGGTACCAGGAGCGACAGGAGCCCAAGGATGGCCGGTGAATGGATTCCCATTGACTGCAACCTGGGCACGAAGCCCGAGGTGCTAGAGGTGGCTGCGGCGACTCACGATCCTATTGAGGTCGTGGTCGGCCGGATGGTTCGCCTGTGGTCATGGGCGTGGCACGTAACGGCTGACGGCACGATCCGGGTGCCCCGGTCGATGCTCGCCACGGTGGCTGGAGGTGACGATCAGTTCTGGCTGGCTGTTGAGCGGGCCGGCTGGCTGGTCTGCACCGAGGACTCGATCACCATTCCAGGCTGGGTCGAGAGGTTCGGAAATGCCGCAAAAAGGCGGCTTTCCGAGCAGCGTCGGCAATCCGTACGCAGAGCGTACGCAAAGCGTACGCATGACAGCGTGACAGATTGCGTACTAGAGGAGAGGAGAGGAGAGAAGAGGAGAGAAGAAATACAACCGGCTGCGCCTGTTCCCGCGAGCGAGCCGGCAAAGCCGTCTCGGTCGCGGGCGAAGCCTTCCGTCTCGTGGTCTGCGGATGCAGGCTGGGAGGGCATCACAGACGCCGACCGCCAGGAGTGGGCTACGGCGTTCCCAGGAGCCGTGCTCGCCCAAGAGCTCGCCAAGGCGACGGCTTGGCTCAAAGCCAACCCGAAGCGGTGCGGCAAGCGGAACTGGCGGCGGTTCATCGTCGGCTGGCTCCAGAGGTGCCAGGACAAGGGCGGAACCAACCGCGAGCCGGGCAACCGCCCTGCCGGCCCGACGCCCGAGGAGCGTTCCCGTCGCCGCTTCTACCGGGCCGACGCCCAGCGAGGCATGACCGACCAAGAGTACGCCGATTGGCGGCGTGGACATGGAAGCCCACCGGAGGCGGCGTCGCTTGCGGCGTCGCTCACACTTTCCAAGGAGTGACAGATGGCAGCAACGGCAGAAGCACGACCGCCGCTCACGAAGCGGCAGCAAGCGGTCTACCGCTGGATCTCGAAGACCTACGCGGAGCGAGGCTACGGCATCGGCGTTCGCGAGATCGGCGAGGCTTTCGGATGGGCGTCGCCCTCGGCGGCGTATTGCCATCTCGTCTACCTCGAAAAGCGCGGCTACGTGACCCGCGTGCCTGGACGTGCCAACTCGATCATCCCGATCGGAGGTGACGAATGAAACGCCGCCGCCGCCCGCTCCCGCCGGCCGATGTCGCCAATCTCTGCGAGGCCCACTCGTGGGATGACGATCTCTCCGACGGTGCCCGCCGAGCCCTGGAGCTGGCCCACCATCACATCCGCCGGCTCGCGGCCCGCGCCGCCCGGTGTGCGATGCGGGCCGAGATGCTCGAAGCCCGGTGCGAACGTCTCGCGAAGCAGAACCGCGAGATCGAGCAGTACCTCCATGCCTTGCTCGGGCAGAAGGGCGGTGCGGCATGACGATCGAACAACTCACGCTGGTATGCGTGGGCGTGTTGGTGAACGGATTGACCTTCGCTCTCGGGCTTTTGTCCGGGGCATCCCTACGTCGAAAGGATTTGACCCATGACCGCGACCGCAACCAAGCCCGCCAAGTCTCGAAAGACCCGGAGTGGTGGCATCGTCCTCAACGCCGCGACGCTCGCCAGAGCGATTCGTGAAGTCGAGCCGGCGGTGCCCAGCCGCAGCCCGAAGCCGGTGCTCCAGAATGTGCTGCTCGCCGACGGGCATCTGACGGGCACCGACCTCGAACTGAGGATCTCGGTGCCGCTGCCCGAGGCGACCGGGCCGGCGATGCTCCTGCCGTTCGCCCGGCTGAAGGCGATCGTCTCGACCCTGCACCCGACCGACGCGGTTCACATCGCCGCCGATGGCACGCGGTGCAAGATCGAGGCTCGCGGTGGCGAGTGGACGATCCCGGTCGAAGATGCCGGCGAGTTCCCGACGGCGACCGCCGCCGAAGGCACGAGCATCGGGCGTCTGCCGGCTGACCAGTTCGTGAGCCTCGTCAACGCGGTGCGGTTCGCGACCGACAACGAGTCGAGCCGCTACGCCCTCGGGGCGGTGTGCGTCGAGTTCCAGCGTGGCGACGCCGATTCCGAGACCGGGCTTATCACGTTCATCGCGACCGACGGTCGGCGGATGGCGATCTCGGCGGCCGAGGTGGCGAGTCAGGATCTCGACAACTCGCAGACGCTGGTGCCTTCGCGGGCGATTGCCGCCCTCGTGCGGCTGGCCGCCTCGGGCGACGCTGTGCAGATGCTGGCGACCGACACAGAGTTTGTCGCGATCGTCGGCGAGTATGACGAGTCGGCCGGCGTGACGGGCACGACGCTGCACGCCCGACTGACCGAGGGACGGTTCCCCAGGTGGCAGGACGTTGACAAGTCGCACGAGGTGCCCGCCAGCACGGCGGTCATCGGCGATCTCCTCCATGCGATCCGCATGGCGGAAATCTGCACGAGCGACTCCAGCAAGGCGGTCACGCTGTCGGTGACGCCCGACGGGATCGACCTCGCGGCCCAGGCGGCTGAGACGGGCGAGGCTCGCGTGCATTGCGAGCTCGTGGAGGCGGGGCATCCGGTGACGGTGCGGATCGACCCGCACTTCGCGTCGCAGTGGCTGGCTTGCGGATCGTTCGACACCGCCGAGACGGTGCGGCTCGAAGCGATCGACCCGCAGTCGGCGATCGTGCTTCGGTGCGGCGATCACTGCCGCACGGTCATCATGCCGATGGCTGCCGAGTGAACCTTCGCCTCGCGGCTGGCTGGTGGTCAGCCAGCCGCGAGGCATCACCCGAGAGGAGGCAGAGATGGATCTCGCCAGACTGATAGCACTGTGGGAAGATCGGACGCTCCGCACAGCGGAGATCGCCGAGCAGATGGGCATCGATCAGTCGATGCTCTACAAGCTCGCGGCCCGGCACGGGCTCGGGCGTCGAAAGGCGGCACGCAAGCGACCGAAGGGGATCGATGACGGCACCGACATCACTTGGCGTGATCCGACGCCGGCTGAGATCGACCGCCTGAAGGAAGAACTTTTTCAGAAGCGGCTCGCGAAGCTCCGCGTTGAGACGCCGCAGGAGACCGCCGAGCGAGTGCTGCGGGAGTTCGGGGAGGTCTACGCAGGCTGATGGCTGCACCGCTGATCGCACTCACCGGGGTGATCTACGCGGGCGTGTGCCTCGATCTCGCGTTGCGTGGTCGATACGACCTCGCGATCGCCTACGCGGGCTACGCGTTTGCGAACATCGGGCTCTACCTCGCCGCGAGGAACTGACCGCATCGTTGCCACGCGTGGCACGATGGGTTCATGCGGGGCTTGGCACTCATCGCCGGGCTGGTCGCGGTGGTTGCCTGCGGGGGAACCATCGAGGATACGATTCCCGACGCCCGCTACCGTGCCTACGGCGATCAGTTCGCCGCATACACCTGCCGGCTGGTCGGCGTGAACACCGACGGGAAAACCCAGGTCGGCACCTGCACGCTGATCGCTCCGCACTGGGCGTTGACGGCGGCTCACGTTGTCGCCGACATGCGCGAGTGCGGCGTATGGACGGCGGCGGGCTACCACCGGGCCGACCGCGTGTTCGCGTACCGGGACTATACGGGGAAGTTTGCCGAGCATGACATCGCCCTCGTGCATGTGGTGCGACCATTCGGGCTCGCGTGGTATCCGCCGCTGACCGACGGGAGCGAGCGGCTCGGCGATGTCTGCACGGCGGCCGGCTACGGCGTGACGGGGCCGCTCTCGGTCGGGTTCGTGTCGGGCGACAATCAGATCCGAGCCGGGACGATGCGTCTCACGGCGGCGGAATCGAGCGTGTGGGTGTGCCAGATCAAGCGGAGCGGAAGCCCGCTGCCGTTCTGCATCGCTCCAGGCGATAGCGGCGGGCCGCTCTGGGGGCGGGCTGCGGACGGTCGCACGGTGCTCGTGGGCGTGAACTCCTACACGGCGAAGCTCGGCAAGCCGCCGGTTCGCAGTCAGGTCGGTGAGGAGAGCGGGCATACCCGCGTGGCGTTGTACCTCGATTGGATTCGCGAGATCGCGGGCGAACTTGACAAGCCCTGCACTCTCGCATCATGCCAACCGCGATAGCGTTCTCCGTTCCCGGCGATCCCGTGCCGCAGCCCCGCGCCCGCGTCTCGACCGTGGGCGGATTCGGTCGTGCCTACGTGCCGAAGACGCACGCCGTTCACGCGTACCGGCAGTCGATCGCCCAGGCGGCGAAGACCGCCGGCTGCGAGCCGCACGGCGAGCCTGTCAACGTCGTGATCGACTTCGTCTTCGCTCGCCCGAAGTCGCACCTTCGCAAGACCGGGCTGCGGGCTGGAGCCCCGATGCTGCCGCGATGCGACCTGGACAACTGTGCCAAGGCGGTACTCGACTCGCTCAACGGGATCGCATGGGATGACGATTCGCAAGTGTCGCGGCTCGTGCTGGAGAAGAGCTATGGCGTGGAGGGCCGCACGACCGTGCGGATCTCGTGATGCCCGAGGTGACGCTCAATGACGAGTTCGGGCGTGCGATCGCCGAGACGATCCGCCGCTGCCGCATCGAGAGCATGATCGAGATCGGCTCTTGGGATGGCACGGGCTCGACCGCCGTGATCGTCTCGGCACTCCGCGACGCCGCGAACCCTCGGCTGACGTGCGTTGAGTCGGATCTCCACCGGCACGCCGCCCTGCAACGCGTGGTCGCGGGCTTGCCGTGGGTCACGACGGTCTGCCGGCCCAGCGTCTCGCGGGCGGCGATGACGCCGCAGACGTTCGAGGAAGTGTGGCGCGACCCCTACAACAACCTCGCCTATCCCGAAGATGTAGTGCGGAGTTGGTGGAACGAGACGCCGCCCGATCGCCCTGGCGAGCGTGGGTACCTCGAAATGCTGACCGATGAACGCTGGGATGCCGCGTTGATCGACGGCGGTGAGTTCTGCGGCTACGACGATTTCCGGCTGCTCAAGCACCGGGTGCGGGTGCTGATGCTTGATGACGTGTTCCATGCCTACAAGTGCAGCCGTGCTCACGCGGAGCTCGACATCGACGCGGCGTGGATGTGCGTCTGGTGCTCGGCGTTCGTTCGCAACGGGGCGGCGATCTGGGTCAGAACATGAACATCACCGTCTCCGCGTACAACCGACCCGAGTACCTCCAGCAAACGCTGGCGGCGTTGCGGTCGTGCTATGGCATCGGCGACTGCCGGGTGATGGTGCTGATCGATCCCTCGGATGCGTCGGCACATTCGGCCGCCCTCGCCGCCCGGTACGGGTTCCACCACGGCGAGTATCCCGAGCGAATCGGCTGCAACCGAGCGATCCGCAACGCCCTGGCGTATGGGTTCAACGTCATGGAGAGCGAGTTTCATCTGCACTTCGAGGATGACACCGTGCCATGCCGCGACGCCCTGCGGTGGTTCGCGTGGGCGCGCGATCACTACCGCGACGATCCCGCTGTGATGAACGTCTCGGGCTACCAGAAGATTTCCAATGGCTGTCTCGATGAGTGCGGGCTGCGGCGGTGGTTCACGCCGTGGGGCTGGGGCGTGTGGCGGGATCGCTGGCTCGGGCTGCACCTCGGGTGGGCGAAGGATGACGAGACCTCGTGGGATGTGATCGTGAATCATGCTCTGCGAGCCGGGCGGTATGAAGCGTTCCCCACGGTGAGCCGCGTTCAGAACATCGGAGCGGAGAAGGGCACGCATGTGCCGTCGCCCGAGTGGCACGCCGAGCATCACCGGGTCGCGGTGACGAGCGACCACATCGAGAACGGCGAGATGCCTGACGCGTGGCAGGAAGTGCGGAGGGCGGATCGTGCAGATCACGATTGAGGAAGTCGAGCGGCACGCCCCCGATGTGCTGCTGCCGCCCGACCCCGAGTTCGCGGAGGACTACGCCCGCAAGGTCGAGCTCGGCAGGACGTTCGCCGCCGAGGCCCGCGTCGCGTTCGTTGCGATTTGCCGCAACGCGATGCCCTGGCTGCCGCGAACGCTCGATCTCGTGGAGCGAACCGGGGCGGCGTTCAAGTCGTGGGCGGCGTTCGTGTTTGAGAACGATTCTGCCGATGACACGAAGGAAGTGCTCAAGGCGTGGAGCGACTGCGACCGGCGGAATGTGTCGCTGAACATCAACCATCGCCCGCACCTCTCCCACACGATCGCCCAGGAGCGGACGGTCGCCCTCGCGGAGTACCGCGAGCAGTGCCAGCACTGGGTTCGGAGCCGCGAGCCGGTGGACTACGTGATCGTGTTCGACACCGATCCCTGGGGCGGCTTCAGCATCGACGGAGTGATGAACTCGATCGCGTGGCTGTCGCTCGATCACTCGTGGTACGGGCTGGCGAGCTACTCGTGGTGCGAAATGCAGACGCCTTGGGGGCCGATGGCGGCGCACTACGACGCGTTCGCTCTAAGGTGGAACCATTGGCAGCGACGCGATCAGCAATGGGTGCATCACTGGATGCCAGCCGTTGGCTCGCCACCTGTCGAGTTCAACTCCGCATTCGGGCAGTTGTGCGTCTACCGTGCCGGCCCGTACCTCGCGGGTAAGTACGGCGGTCACGACTGCGAGCACGTCACGTTTCATCGGTCGATTGCAGAAGGGGGCAGACTGTGGAATGACGAGCACTATCGGCTCGGGCTGAACCCGAGTTCGCGGTGCGTCTCCTTCTGGGTGCCAACGGATGGCGGGCAACACGGCGGCGATTGACGCGGCGACGCTGCGGGTGCAGTGGGACTCCTATCTGCCGATGGGAGCCATCTGCCAGCATTGGACGATCACCGTGCATCAACTCGTGCGACTCCGCGTCGCATGGGATCTCCCGCCCCGCAACGATCGCAAGCGAAGGTACAAGCCCTCGCGCGACGAGCGGCTGCTCGATCCCGACGCCGACGAGCTCGCCGCCAGCGAGTCGAGTCTCGACCTCGCTCCGAACGTCGCCGAGCGGGTCACGGTCGTGCAGGCAACGTGGTCGGCACACGATTGGGCCGAGCGTCGCGTCGTGAAGCCGCAGCCGTTTCGCCTCGCCCGGTACGAGATTCCAGACGAGGCCCGCGACGTAGTCGAAGACGAGGCTGAGTGGTGAAGAGTCTGCCCGATTATGTCGAGCGGCGGATCGTGCTCGAATACGGGCGACAGTACGCGTATCTCTATATGACCACGGGCGACGGGAAGCTGATTACCAGCCGGCAGGAGTCTTTCAAGCAGCCGTTTCGGATCGAGCTCAAAGAGGCACGCGACGAAGCCGACGAAGCGTGGCACGTTCTCTACGATCACCTCAACGAGATCATCAACTTCCCAACTGCAAGTTCCGGCGATGAAGGTGGTACACCGGAGGAGTAGCATCCCCGGAGCCACGCCATGCCCGCGTATGAGATGACCCCGGCCGAAGTGGCCGAGTACGGCAACACGCTCAACATCTGGCAGGCGATTCGCCTGCTGCAAACGTGGAGCCCGCTGCTCCAGTTCGGCCAGCGGTTCGTCAACACGGTCGATCCGTATCAGAAGGGCTTGATCGTCGGCGAGGCCGCCGAGTGGCTTGCCAGCAAGACCGACTCCGAGGTTGACGATCAACTCGTGCGGCACCTCGCGGCGGTCGCGAACACGAAGGAAGGCGAGAGCCTCATCCGTTTCTGCCTCGGGCTCGCAGGCGTGAAGTGATGGATCGTGAAACACTCCTACGCACCCTCGCAGTCGGGGCAGCCGTGGCGATCCTGGCCGCGCCCTATTGGCGTCTGGTGGTTGATGCTCTCGAACAGGGAGTCGCCGCCGCCAAAGCCCGCGCCAACGCCCTCGGGCGGCTCGCCGCCGCCGGGCTGATCGTCGCGGCGGCGTGGGGCAAAGTGCCGCTGCCGACGCTGCCGGCCGCCCCGAGCGTGACGGTCGAGGTTGAGGAGCCCGATGCCGAGATGAAAGCGATCGTCGCCCCGATCGGTGCCGCCCTCAAGTCGATGCCGCTGGGCGATCGGATGCTCTGGGCGGCGACTTGGAACAAGGCGGCGATCGTGGTGGCTGGCGACGCGACCGCCCGCGAGGCGGCATTCACCGACACCCGCAGCCTCCAGGCGTTCACCGGGCTCGCTCTCGACATCGCGTGGCGGCGGCTGGGGCGGAACGCCCCCGGCTCGAATGAGCCGCTGCGGAAGGCTCTGGAAGCCGCCTACGCCGACGCCGTGGGCACAGACGAGGTTCCGGTCACCAAGGACATACGCGACCGCTACGCCGCGTTTGCGAAGGCGGTGGCGTGGGCTGGCGTGAATGGGGGCTAGGTGATGGCTCCCGAGGCGTTCATCCCGCTGTTCGGCTACCAGCCCGACCCCGCCGGGGCCGAGGCGTTCGTCGCCAGCCTGCCGCACCCAACGCTCGCGGAAGCCGGCCCGGATCTCCAGGCGGCGAAGACCGACGTGCATCTAGAGCGTGCCTTGCTGAAGTGCTCGCCCTCGTGGAAGCGTGGCTCGCAGCCAATAGGTAGCTGCGTCGGCTGGGGGTGGGCTATGAGCGTAGACATCCTCGCTGCGGCGGATATTGTCTTCCGCAAAGAAGCCGAGGTTTGGGGCGGTCGCACGATCGAGGCGTCGATCTACGGCCCGTCGCGCGTGGAGATGAGGTCGCAGTCTCGGAACCTCGGCGGCGATGGGAGCACGGGATTCCATGCCGCGAAAGCCGTTCGCGATATGGGCACGCTCCACTACGGCCAGCAGTACGGCAGTGTGCGTTTCGACCGGCAGTTCACAGGCACCGAAGAGAAGCGGTGGGGTCGGGATGGAATGCCCGACGAACTGGAGCCCTACGCAAAGCAGCGGAGGTGCTCCGAGGTCACGCTCGTGCGGTCATTTTCGGACTGCGAAAAAGCCTTGAGCAATGGCTTTCCTGTTGCCTTGTGCAGCATGAGGGGCTTTTCCATGCGGTTCGCGGATCGCGGATCGCTCGGCGGCGGATGGCTCACGCCGGCCGGAACCTGGGCGCATTGCATGATGGCTTGTGCTGTGCGGGTCGATCGCCCGGCGTTGCTTGTGGCGAACTCGTGGGGCAACTGTTACTCCGGGCCGGTTGACGAGCGGCTGCCCGAGGCGTTCCAGCGTTCGAGCGGCTGGGTCGATGCCGAGGTGATTGATTCAATGTGCCGAGGAAACGATTCCTATGCCGTCGCGGGCTTCAGCGGCTTCAGTCCGACCACGCTTCCGACCGATTGGCTGCAGGGGATTTTGTGATGCGTTGGCTTGTGGTGATGCTGATCGCTTTTGCCGGCTGCGTCGCCAGCCTGCCCGATGATCCAACGATCTCGGCTGATCTCTCGGTCGAGACTGCCCGGATTATTCTCGCCGGGCGTGCCGCCCCGCCGGCTCCGAAGCCTGACTCCGACCGCTGCGAAAACTGCAAGGGAACCGGGAAGGTGCGAAGCGGTGACGGGATCGAAGTGTTCACATGCCCCGAATGCGGCGGCACCGGCAAGGCTACGGAATCGGTGCTCCATCCTTCAGTGTTCGTGCCCTTGGTCGCGGAGGGCAAGCCGTGACGGTCGCGGATCTCAAGTTGTGGGTTTGGCGAAACGTCGGCATCCGGCGGCACCTCGTGGGCCGTCAGGTGATTGACGATTTCACCGAGCTCGCCATCCAGCATTGGGAGAGCGAGGCGTTCACCCACGCGGTCGATCCCAAGCAACGCGAGATCGTGACCTCCGAAGTGCTCGCGAGCGTGAAGCGGGGATATCAAGTCGTGAGCGACAAGGAACCGCAGGAGTACGGGTTCTTCTGGGCTCTCGTGCTCCAGGCGGTCGCCTCGATCGTAGTGCAACTCATCCTGAAGTGGTGGCTCGATTCGCGGATGAATCGGGTGCGGATGTTGGTGTGGCGGCAGGAGTTGACGAGATGACCGACACGACGAAGGAAACGCTCTACTCGGTGCTCAAGGATTACGGGTTCGCCACCGTGGTGGCTCTCGCGTGCCTCTACGTGGGGCGGCAGGACGTGCTGCTTCCGCTCGTCAAGGCTCACACCGCGTTCCTTGACAAGCTCGCTACCACTCAAGTCGAGATCGCCGAGGCGATGCAGGAGCAGACGCGGTTGCTCTACGCGTTGCAGCCCAAGATGGGCGAGAAGTCGCCGACCGCAGATCGACCCGAGCCGGGCAACAACTGACCCGGCACTAGATCACCACTCTACGGACGCTCCACCAATGGCAATGTCGCCTCGCCTGCTTCGTCCGGTAGCGACTGGGTTCCACCCGGAGGCCCAGGTTTGGCGTAACGCAGTGATCGCCAACGGCGACAGCGTCAGCGGCTCCACGCTGAAAGCGGTTTCGGATTTCTGCCGCCGGATCGACGCCGCCGGCATCCGCGACCGTTTCTACCGGCTCAACCTGTTCGCCGGGACGGGGCTGAACGCCGCGCTTGTGCCGCTGTACCGGGGGCAGAGCCGCACCGGCACGCAGTTTGGAAACACCACCG